CCCACAGTGTACCTCAGTAACTTGTTGGTAAAGTCCATCTGTTTCAAGGTCGTATATGATTGTACGTGGGTATATGATTGGTTTAGAAGTCGTCATCTGTTGTCCCCTCTACTTCTAGCTCAAAGTCTTCATCTGTTTGGTGGCAGATACCTGTGTCTCCATCGTATGTAAAACCAACTGTAAGTCCAGTACCGGTACCACTAAACCTATCTTTTAAGATTCGTATTAGTCCTTTATTACGCTCCGCTGGGTCTTCATGGAGAGTATTACGTTCAATACCAAACATCGCATAAGACCACCGCATGATAGCCCTAGAGCCTGTGAATTGTCCTTGCTCTGTCTTACCGCCTGACTCATGACTTGCACCATACTTAGGGGGGTTTAGGTGGCTTACTAGTAGAATCCAGATATCTAGTTCTTTAGCTAGTCCAGCTACCTCAGCCATCAGGCCATCGAGATTACGTCTCTCATCGGTAGCATGGGCATTAAGTGCAGTGAGGTTATCTATGTAGAATATTTTGATGTTGAAGTTGTGGAACATATAACGCATCTTTGCACTAATGGATTCCCAGTCATTGCTACCAAAGTTATCAAACATAAATAAGTCACCATCAAGGGATTGGGTAGTTTCAATTAGTTTCTCCTTATCAGTATCTATTTTAGGTAGGTGGTAGTGACAGCCATCAATCTTACCTGCTACTCGCTGTAGTGTCTCTTTAGTCGATTGCTCAAGGATAAATGTCCCTACCTTCCAACCTTGCTGTAGGTCGAAGGCTATCTGACTAACTACGAAATCAGTTTTACCTATAGAGACTCCTGCCCCTACTGTGACTACTTCCCCAAACCGTCTACCATACATAGCATCAGTTAGCTTTGAGTAATAATATTCAAAACCTATCTGTACTGGTAAGGCTACTACACCTAATAAGTCAGAGGGAGTTACAATGTCGTCTGGCTTGTACTTCTCAGCATTGTAGAAGGCATTAAGGATACCTGCCTTGCCTTTGTAGATTAGGATGTCGTTAGCATCTTTGTAATCAGCGCTACGAATAATACGTACCTTGTCAACAGGGAGAATAGTTAAACATTCTTCTACTGCTTGTCGTCCAGCATCGTCACTGTCAAACCAAAGGAATACTTCTTGGTATCCACTAATCCAATCTAGGTGCTTTGCTATTTCTTTCTTAGCTGCACTACTACCATTCTTAATACTAACTACTGGATACTTACCGTCAAAGGCAGTAGCTACTGACAAGGCATCAATCTCACCTTCAGTAATAATTAACTTACGTCCTGTATTACCCCATAGTTGCTGACCAAACATTAAAGCTTCTTTAGGTTCACCAATGAACTTAAAGGACTTATCTGCATACCTTAGCTTCTGGGCTACAAGTTCTTTCTTGTCGTTGAAGTAGTTAGCAATTTGACAAAGGTTGCCTGTACTGTCATGTCCCATGCCATAGCTGTATTGCTTAACTATTGCTTCGGGTATCTTACGTTTGTTTAGGTCTGTGTACTCATAAGCTAGTAAGCCTTGAGGTGTTCCTTTGTTACGTGGGGTATTCTCCATCTTCTCTCCTCTTCCTGATGTATTACAAACAAAGCAATATGTACCTCCATTTGAGTAAACCGCTTTACCATCGGATGAATTACAGCTGTCACACTTGGTATGGTATAGGAATTCACTCCCATCATCCTCGTAGTCTGCTTTCATTATAGCCCACCAGTAGTTATTGCCACAACTAAAGCTAGTGCTAGTACAACCAGTATTACTATAGTAACCTTAAGTAACACTACTTTCCTTTTTAATAGGGAGTTTTCGAGGCCTCTATCATATACCTTAAGAGTGGATAAATACAAACTAACCTCCTTATTCTTCAAGGTATCCCTTAAGGAGATTATAGGTAGATCCTGCTTCTTTAGTAACGATAGATTACTATCACGTTCCCTAGTCGCAACACAAGTAGGGCATTGGCATACGCTGAACTTTCTCACCCCGGTTGTGGTTACTGTCTTAGTTACCATCATTATAGCTCCTGTCTAATCATCGCCTCGATGTCATCGTCTGAGATGTCACCTAAGTCATAAGGGATATCATCTGAATGCTGTAAGTAATTCCCCAGCTCTCTGTACACAGCTGACTGTGCTTCGTACTGTTCTAGGTATGGAGACTCAAACATTCTCTCTGCTACAACGTCTTTAAATAAGCTCACTCTATATATTCCTCAATCGTTACGTCACACCGTGGTGACTCTTTATCAACCCCACCAAACCGGTAAGTAATTTCTTTGATGAAGTGATGGTTGTCGTCTTCTAGTATATCAAGTTCAACTAAAGCATCATGGGTAAACTTAGTAACTACACTACCAATATTGTCAATATCAAAGGCTCTCTTGGTAGAGTAGTAGATGACGTAGGTAACCTTGCAAGGCTTTGTCACCTTATCAAGACTACGTATATCATCTGCTACTAAGATTTTAAATGCTTTCTTTATGCTGTTACTTAACTGAAACTGCCAGTTACGATAGCTATTGAGGTTGAGGTAGTAATTCTTTTTCTTACGTACTCCCATCTCGACAACTATCGGAACGCTAAAGGTCTGTGACTGCATTAAAAGTCTGTGTCGTCATCGTCAGCAATCGAGTTCGTTCCTGAAGGTTCTGAGGTAGTCTCGAAGCCATCTTCGTCATCGAAGCCACCTGCATCACCGCCACCAAAAGCAACCAACTCAATAATCTGCATCTTATCCCAAATCAGACTAATGCCTACTGACTTGGTTGAGGCCATTGAGTATGGGTTAGCAAAGACTACACATTTTACCTTAGAGCCATTACCAACTAAAGGGATAGGGGATACGATATTACGTTTAGCATCGACAACTGTAATACTATGTTGCTTGCCTCGTTCCTTACGACCATCAATATCCTTTATCTTCATCTTAAAGATAATCTTACCGGTAGGCTCACCCTCTTGGTCGTACTCGTCAGAGAATACCTCTTTAGTAGTGTAAGCTCCACCTTTAGCTCCTAGAGTAGCCTTAGTCTCAGCTAATGCAATATCTCGTATCTCTTCTAGCTTGCTGATGAATGTCACTACCGTAGGGTCACCAGGGTCACATACAAGACTCATTGATAGTTCACCAGTCGGTGTGTACTTACGGTCTGGTTCTGCAATCTTACACCATAAGGCTGTACCTTTAGGGGTTGTTACATTGATTCCTTTTACTGCGAATGGTTTAATAGTTTTAGTCGCCATGTGTAGTTCTCCTTATGGACTTTAATAATAGGCTAATTGCCTCGTTCGTTTCTTACAGTACTTATAGTACTTATAGTACTTAAAGTTATCATAATAAATTAAGCATCCTTTAAGTTTTACAACCTCTACCACCTTTAATTATATTTAAATAAGTCAATTCTTGAGATACTTTAAGTACTGTCTATTTTTCCCTCTAGGCTTTCCATACTAGGGGCGTTTCATTGAAAGTTAGCTAAAGATGTACCTACTATCCATTACCTCCTCTAAATTTAAAGTATTAATCATTATATCATTACCTCTCTCTTCAAAAGCTGGATTAACTTGCTTTATCCATTGTTGTAGTGGTTGTTGTTTAAAGAGTTCTACATAAGCTTCTCTTACTCGAAGGTTTAAGTTGCTTACTTGGTTAATAGGAACTCCGTAACTGTCGTGGATAAGGTGGAAGTTAGTACAACCATCTCCTTTCATTTTCAGTACAGTAGAGGATAATAGAGTTGCATCTAAGCCATGTATAAAGTTAGGTGCAATACCATTAACCATCTTCTGTGGGTTTAGGATACTGGTTTCAGTCCTGATAGATAACTTACCGATAGGAGTTTGTACTTTCTCTTCCTTGGTTCTATGTATCCGTTGTAGTATAGGGAATCTGGTAATAGGTGTTGTATAGAATACCCACCTACCTTTCTTAACTACTTCGGCTGTAACTTCTTTTAAGAACTCTTGTCCAATCCTAGCTCCTTTAACTGTTTCAGCAATTGCTCTGTCATTTAAGTCAGTAAGTATCTTTGCTGTAATCCACATATCACCTACCCAGAACTTCTTATTGTTATTCTCCAGATTAACTAATTCAGCTTTAAGTTGTTCATACATACCAAACTTAGTTACAGAGTACGGTTGAGTCATCGTGTTCCTTTTAGTTAGCCCACGAGTTATCTTTCCTTTAAGGCTATCTCCTACTGCCTGTGTATGCTGTTCAAGCACTTCCCCTGTACCAATCGTATAGGTGATTAAGGTAGGATAGTCGTTGTTATACAGATAGTGGTTTACCTTATCAGCCACTCGTTGGTATATATCGTTTCGTACCTGACCAACTACATTTACTGCCTCAGCTCCTTCCTTATCCAGTAATAAGCCAGAGTATATCTGTATGCCGGAACAAGTAGCATCTAGAGCAATAGGTATATGGCTCAGGAAGGTGTCAGGAGAGGCTAAATACTCAGCATATTCAAAACACCAAGCTAAATACATGTAAGGCTCGTCAGTATCCTTCCAGAGTCTTCTATGTTTCATTGGATTATCTGCAATTGCTACTACTTCTTCTGTAAGTGCCTGTATCTTATCTACCCTTACTTCATACTCTTCCTTATCAAACCCATAGCAGTTAGCTCCATGTACTAAGAACCAGAATAACTCTTCACCAGTAGTGATAGGTACTCCGTCCTTAAACTTTAATAGTGCCTTAGCTTCTCCCTTGCCTTGTGGCTGTAGGTGTTGTTGTATTGGATAGATACGCCCTCTAAAGTCATACTGATAGCTGAAGTAAATAGCTTCTTCATCTAGGTACTCCTTAGCATTAAAGATTACCAAGTTAAACATTAAGGCCTTACCTGTGTTACTTATGGTAATATCACGCTGTTCTTCAAGGTCTCTAAAATATTGATGCATCTGCATTTTCTCAGAAGGAAGGCCTTTATATTTACCCTCAGTAACAATCTCCCCATAATCCGCCGCATTTACAAAGTCCTCAGCTTCTAGTTGAGCATTGTAAGGAAGCCTACCTATAAGGTATGGATTATTGTAAGGGGCATCGTCATCTAAGATATTATCCTGAAATACCTTATCCAATACCTCGTAGACTTTACGATTAACACTCCATGCAGTGCCCTGCAAGACGTTTAAAGTATCGTACACCTGCTGAACATCAGCTTTCTCAAAATATTGCCGTAGGAAGCCTCTGTTACTGTCCTTTGTTTTGATGATAGGCAGCTTATATATCTCTGGGGTATGGTAACCACCACTCCCTTCAAACGAAGCCCAATCTACAGGGGGTGTGATTAGTATAGGAAACTTTCTATATTCATCTAGTAGACGGTCTCTTGAACCAAGTACCATCCTAAAACATTCTTCAGTATAGACAAATAACTTAGCGGACTTACCTTTATTATAGACTGTTTTAGTTTCGATGATATTAATACCACTCTTAATAACTAAGTCAAGTAAGTAAGCCCCTAAGTATACAGTTTCCCTTGAAAGAGTAGAGTTCTTAAGGGTATCTTGATTCTTAATTAACTTTAGTTTCTCTTGAGTACGGAATGATTCACTACGATTCTTAAATCGCTTATCAACGTAAGCCCCAAAGTTTGTATCACCTCTGTATAACCGCCTTATTAAGATACTCGAATATAATGCATTTGTTAAGTATCGCACCAAAATAGTGCTAGATATATGTACCTCTTTACTGATACTTCTTACAATAGTCACTAGGATAATAAAAGCAAGGTCTTTAGTATCCCCTTCAAACTCAATGGAGACCATATCCCGTATAGCCTTACTTACTCCTCTAATGTCTGCCTTAAAGTACTCATCTAGCTTCTTAGCTAAGGTTTCTATACTATGAAGCAAGATATAACGCCCTTCGGTAAGCTCATCAGCTTGTCCTTGGTCAATCCTTTTATTAACTTCCTTCATTAAGCGGGCGTAGCTAAAGTCATTAGCCTTAGTTTCTATCTCTTTCTGTCTAGCTACGTTGTCCATAGAGTCTCCTAAAGTACTCCTGCCTGTAAGTAAGTGCTCATTGAAATATCGCAGCCTGTGCCAGCTCTTAGACTGTCTTTACTGACTAATGCCTTATCAGCGTCAGTAAGGCTCTCGTAGCTCTCATATAGCTCCTGACAGATGTAATCAAACTCCATATCTGAGAGGCCCGTCTCTTCAGCGAGTACATAATACTTATAGCTCGCATTTAAATACATACTAATTAACTTCTTCTTCATACTCTTCTCCTTGCTCATATAATTCTTCTACTTTGATAATGGCTGATAAGAAGTCCCAAGGGTTTCTTTCCGTATATTCCTTACCATCCCAATGAACCTTGGCGTACAATCCATTAGCACCTAAGAATAATCCTTGTAGTCCTCCAAGCACTTGAAACCGTGTGTTATCTGGTAAGTCATATAAAAAATCAGTCACAATCCCTTTAGTCTGGTTAGCTGATTCAAGCATTGTTAAGTACTTCTCGTTGTTGGAAGCTTGTTTCATTGTGATTCTCCTACAAGAGCTGCCCAGCTTACTGGAAATAACGGCCTAATTATTTTATCTAAATCCTGAGCAAACCAGTTTGCCTCAAGTTGAGCCCCCTTAGCAATACGCTCCTTATATACATGGGCAAAGGAGAGTAAGTTACCTGTCCAGTACCAGGAAGTAATCATACTTTGAGGTAATACCATTCTAGCCATCTCAGGGGCTACTCCTGCCTCTAACATATTATGGTACAAGTTTTCACAATAGAGTAGAGCTCCTCCGTATTGTTCTGTAACTGGCCTAACATCGATAGTGTAATATGATGTCAATAAGTTCTCTACAATACCTCCACTTCCTTGCTTGATACTCCCATCTGGTCTCCCTCTCCATTCATCAGGCACAAAGAACTCAGGAGGCGTATCTACATACCTACGGCTAACCTCGTTCCAACTGAGACCCGCCTGATGCTTGCCTAACTGCCTAGCTAAGAATATAGGAGCATCACACCGAAGGGTTACAGAATTATGACGAAAAGGGGTACTGTGGTTGTGGTTAGCTAAGTAGTTTACTAGCCCTCTGTCAGAAGGTTTTAAGGTCTCGGTAATATTACACCAAGACAGGTCCTCCCCCATAGCTCCCTTAGTTATCTCAGTATCAAAGGAACTCTCCTTATCAAAGCTAACCCTCGCTGAGTTTACAGTTGATAGGTCGTTACCCATATAATCTATAAGTTCTACCTTAATTTGTTCACGTCCCATCTAGCAGTCCTCCTTATTAGTCCGCTGAATTAATCTCGGTTTTATGGCTCAATTAGCCATCGCCAGAGCCATAGCCATAGCCATCGCCAGAGCCAGAGCCAACGCCATAGCCATATCCAGAGCCATCGCCAGCACCATTGCCATAGCCATAGCCAGGGCCAGAGCCAGAGCCAGAGCCATAGCCCTCGCCATCGCCATAGCCAGAGCCATAGCCATAGCCATCGCCATAGCCAGAGCCATCGCCAGAGCCATCGCCATAGCCAGAGCCAGAGCCATAGCCATCGCCATCGGCATCTGGTTTAATTAGACTTTGCATTTGCACACTCTCGTAATATATAATCATCATTACTCACCCGCCTCTAGTTTGTTTGCGTAGTCTTTAATTTTATCAATCATTAGTGCATAACCTACATTTGGTAAATCATCAACATAA